CTCCAGATAAATAAGTAGGCCGTAAGCCTTACCCTTATCACCACATTATTTCAATAGCTGAAATAATTCAAATTAAATAATCAACTCAAAGGAGTTTCATAAATAAATAGTAAATTAAGCTAATGATACGCTAATATTTCTACTAGTGGTCCTCTCACGTTAACTTCCCACGTAACCTTTATTCTCCCATCACGCCATTCAATTGGTGACGATGCGGAAATCTCACGATTTTCGTCTAGAGAAAACAAGGTATGTAATGAGCTGTTAATAAAAGGCTTATCTTCGAATATAACGCGTCTCAACCTATATGGGAGATAGTCACGTCCGTAGACGTCACACCAACCGGGGTGGTACACGTTCATAGTTCGCTTAGATAAGTGAGCGTTTCTTTCATTCCAATGCCAAAGCATATATCCTATAATAGGTTTAACATGCGCCGTATTGGATTCGACCTTAAGAGACAAACGATTACTATAATAACCATTATTAAAGTCATATGTTAAGAAACTACTATCAGTTTCGCATGACAACAATTCATGAAGAGGTCTATATTTAATTAATTCGCGAGGTATATCCTCTAAAAAAGAATCAACAAAACATGTATTTAACCAATTACGAAATTTGTTCTCTTTGTCGCTCGAAAGATTTCGAACGATATAGCGAGTAACACGATTAGTATTTCTGATATATGTGCCAATTGTTCTATCTAATGATTTTATGTAGATAGGAGTGACATCACAACCATGAAAGTAATGTTTTCCACAACTTTCATAAAAACAATCAGATCCTTGATGTGTTTTCTTATGATTTATGCTAAATCCTAAGTGGTCAAATAAATCAACCAATAGACTAACACAAGATTGAGGAATAATTATATCATCACCATAAACTGAAACGTGTTCGATTGACTCATTGCGATATTCTGCAACGGCTTCGGAACATGCTAAGAAAAGCATTGTCTCTACGGGAAAGGTGAAACCATTTCCTTGACCACTAAGCTTATGTAGCATTTGTGGCTTTATGATGTCAGAAAGCTCAGGGTAAGTTATAACCTTCGAGCGTAGATCATCAAATAAGTTAACCCAATCTAATGGGAATAATTCACTAATAACCGCGTGAGATATTGAATCTGACGCATTAGCGAGATCAACTGTTGCAAGTTGCACATCATGCGCAATACTTGCAAGGTATTGATTTTTTGATTGATCACGAAGATCACAACCGTTATAGCGAAGGCGTTTCCGCAAGTAATTTCCTACGGCAGCTTGCGTATATATATTTGCAGTCTGCTCGATAGTAATTCCTCTGTCGGTTTTCGCATTTTTTGGTACTGTCGCAAATCTACACCTTTCATCGATTTTAAAAGAATCAAGGAGTAAACAACAAGGTCCCTCAACTGGAGTTTCTAAAAAATAGCATAATAACATAATTTCGTTACTTATTGCATTACTATAGTACTTCCAGTTAGCCTTTGTGGATTGTATTGGGTATTCGCTTATTTTATGAGCGATACTTGATTTTTCCTGAGATAACGTATAAGTTGTCCCAGGACCCCAACCGCCATCGGTCCAGTCAATATATTCGACCTGTCCAATCATTTTAACTATTTTAACCCGCACTGATGATTTCAGTGCTTCAAGGTGACAATATGTATTACTATTGTCTAACCAATAATTATCTTCAAGGAGACGTTTATTAACTGACCTACATTTTCTCTCGAGACTCATAAAATTAATATGAGCCGCAACCTTCGCAACTTCATTTGTATTACTACTAAATGAATTTGTATCAAGCTTTCGGAAAATCTCTGTTATAAGATAATCATATCGAAAAGAGTTTATCCCAGCTATATCTAAAGCTGAGTATGCGATATAATCATTAGGATTTATGGTTAACTCCGATAATTCGGACCAACACTCATGCTTTATTAACATGTAAACCATTAACGATCGAGGTGTATTGATAGTTACACACAACTTGAGGACCGTGCCTAGAATTTTCTTCCGAGTATAGTCTTCTTTGTTTGCTAATCTTTCATTAAGCTGATTAAGTGACATACGACTTTTAGTTGATGCCACACATTTTTGAGTTTTCATAAGATGTACCAGTTGAAAGAGAAAAAAATTAACCGTAAATCGGATTTCTTCGCAAAATAGGTTCAACGCCTAATCCAGGATCTAGTAAGATACCGAAAAAGGATGAAACCTCGTACGCGATTTGATCTTCGGTCATGCCCATCGGAAATTGTGCACGGAACTCTTGGAATGAAGGTCGAAAGACATCTACCCCAAGTGTCGTGTATTCACGAGGATATGCAAGCCGAACGCGTACAGTTGTGCTGCCGTTTGGTCCCTTGTCTGACGTCTCTTTTAAGGAGATTGTTAGCGTCGGACGTAAAGCATAGACCGTTTGGCTAAGGTTCGTGTAACGAGCCACGCCCTTACTATCAACACCCATGGGTGTCCAAGTAATTGAGCCAGTTCCACCTGTAGTAACAGATAGAGCGGCTATAAGAGCTGCCATTGTTGAGGCAGTTTTTGAAACAACAACTTGTGTTGCTAACATGGTATTCACCAGTAAATTAATTTTTGACCCAGGAGATCCCAGTATCATATTGTTAATAAAACGTCACGGAGGGTTTAGGAACCCACTTCTTTGACGCTGCGAATTGACTCAACAAAGCACCGAAGCTGAGAACTTTACCACCGGTTAAACCGGCAGTTCCCTTCCAACTCGGTAATGGAGGATATGGCATAGCGTATAGTACGTTTCGATCACAGCTTATATAAAAGCGTGATCTTTGCGCCTTTCCGTCTGTCCAAACACCCAACGAAGATGCTTGCTCCGGTTCGAAATTTATATCGTCCCAAATAGAGTATTTCGTTGTCCTTGTTATATATCCATTTGCGAATGTCCAACCTGAAGATCCGGTTGCCATTTCAACTTGCTGTAAATAGGAGCCAACATCAATAAACCAATCAGCAACAAAGCTAAGTGGTAATTGTTCCCAATAGGTAGAAGGCAACGGCTGAAGTCCAAGCTGATTTTGTAAACTAACTGCTGGGTTATCCTGAATAAGGAAACCTGCAATTTGACATCGATCACTTCGATACATACTGCGTGCCATTGTAACACCTGGAAAATAAGGTGAAAACTCTGAAAGATCATCTGACGACGTTATTACTGTCGCTCGAACATCTATCTTCTTCTTTTGAGGGCCAGCTGCGCTATTCACAATAGCGTATAAACCACTTAAACTTTGTATAAGTGGCATGATCCCAAACACGAATGCTAAATACGCACCGCTAGCAGGACCAAGATACTTTAGGTTCTTAAGTTTATAAATTGCTTTATTAGCATTCTTAATCATCTTAGCAATATCTTTCGCTAAAGCTTTAGTTTGCTTTGATTCAGCAATATCAACACCTAGCAGTAAGTCAGTGTTCTTAATCTGGTCATAGAATTTTTTCAATGCCCATTCATAACAAATATTACTTCCAGGAGCCTCATTAGTAATATAATCACTCGTTCCAATAATGTGAACTGGTCCAGGACCCATTTTAAGGATCTCTCCACCATCAAATGATCTGCGAACTTCCCCATGAAGAGGAAAATTCCGATCACGATAATACGATAAAACTGTTGGGCGATGCTTATCACCAGTATTCTGGGCAAGCACAGCAAACAATTCGGCTTCTTTAATTGCCACCTCATCACCAACGTAAATATCATTGATGTATTGCGGCGAATCCGCCATAATCGCTTTACCATTATCTTTCATCTGTTAGTTCAGAAACAAGTTATACATAATAATTTGGAAAAATAAGATTAACCTCGGTCAGAGACCGTGATGCACCTTACGGTGTAGACTAACTAGCCTCACGG